TGAACTCAGGTAGATATGTTCTAACTGAACTCAGGTAGATATGTTCTAACTGAACTCAGGTAGATATGTTCTAACTGAACTCAGGTAGATATGTTCTAACTGAACTCAGGTAGATATGTTCTAACTGAACTCAGGTAGATATGTTCTAACTGAGTGAATGTAGATATGTTCTAACTGAACTCAGGTAGATATGTTCTAACTGAACTCAGGTAGATATGTTCTAACTGAACTCAGGACTGAATGAAATCAGTCAATCATTCAGCGGTGAGTGAATGAATGAATGAATGAATGAAGTGGTGGTGGTAATGAATGTGTGGGCTAGTGCTTGCAACCCTTGCACCGTATGGTATGCTACACCTGCGCCGCATAGTGCGTCGCACAACCAAACGACAAGGACAGTTCTCATGGCTAACAAACGACTTGTGTGTGTGTTTTTCAATGCGCTGGGGACCAACCCCGACGCTCAAACCCTGCTGTGGTGCGGTCGCATTCTCAACGGCCTTGGGCCGTCGCAGTACGACGCGCAGCTTGAGACCACGACGGTCGGCAAGCTGGTTGCCGATGGCATGTTGGACGAGGAGACGGCGCAGGGCATGTCTCACGACAAGGCGGCGTACCTGTTCGACACCGCCGGCAACAGTGCCGACGGTGAGGGTGTAACCGCCGTGCTGGTTGAGGCCGACCTGGGCTAACGCCCAGGTTTGCTTTGCCTGCCTAGGGTGAGTGAATGAATGAAGTCAGTCAAGAGTGACTGAACTCAAGAGTGAATGAATGAATGAAGTGGTGGTGGTAATGAATGTGTGGGCTAGTGCTTGCAACCCTTGCACCGTATGGTATGCTACACCTGCGCCGCATAGTGCGGCGCAAAGGACAACAACATGCACGACCCTCAACCAATGGCAACGGTGCCACCCTTTATCGCCAACAGCGACGACTACGACAACTTGTTTCAGCACATTGTCGCTTGCTGCCAAAAGCACAGCGACGCCCTTACGTTTCTTGTCAGGTATACTGGCGACCAAGCTTGTGGCGTAACCGTGTGGCTCAACGACGGCTGGCAAGCAAGCACATACGCCGACTTCATCGACGCCCTGCGGTGGCTGCCCAACGCGCTGCCCGACGGCGACCTTGTAGTCAACTTGTTTGCCCCCAAGGGGCACCCGGTTTTCAAGCTGTGGCACGACTAACCTCAAGCCACCCCTAGCGGGGTGGCTTTTTCAGTGCCTGACAATCTACTGAATGAATGAACTCAAGGGTGATTGAAGTCAAGAGTGACTGAGTGATTGAATGAATGAAGTGGTGGTGGTAATGAATGTGTGGGCTAGTGCTTGCAACCCTTGCACCGTATAGTATGCTACACCTGCGCCGCATAGTGCGGTGCAAAGGACAACAACATGCACGACCCTCAACCAATGGCAACGGTGCCACCCTTTGTCGCCAACTGCGACGGCTACGACAACTTGCTTCAGCACATTGTCGCTTGCTGCCAAAAGCACAGCGACAGTTTCACGTGGTACATCAGGTATACTGGCGACGAAGCCGGGGAACTGCGAGCCAACGGTGTAACCGTGTGGCTCAACGACGGCTGGCAAGCAAGCGTCTATGCCGACTTCATCGCCGCCCTGCGTGCGCTGCCCGACGTTGGTCGCTGCCCGTGCATGGCTAGCCACGCGCTGCCCGACGGCGACCTTGTAATCAACTTGTTTGCCCCTAAAGGGCACCCGGTTTTCAAGCTGTGGTACTACTAGCCACGGCTTGTGCCGTTAGGTGCACTGGCTCATGAGTTCAGTTATGCGCACATGAATGCTAGAATGAATTCAGTTCAGTTATGCGCACATGAATGCTAGAATGAATTCAGTTCAGTTACACGCTGACTGAGTGACTGACTGAACTCAACGGTGAATGAACTCAGGTAGAACATATCTATTTGAATGAACTCAGGCAGATATGTTCTAACTGAATGAGTGAACTCAGTGTGACTAAGTCATATGAACCTCACCGTGTCACTCTGGAATGAAGTCATGACATCAAGAGTGAGTGAATGAATGATTGAAAGAGTGACTGAGTGATTGAATGAATGAAGTGGTGGTGGTAATGAATGTGTTGGCTAGTGTTTGCAACCCTTGCACCGTATAGTATGCTACACCTGCGCCGCATGGTGCGGCGCAAAGGACAACGAAACAATGCAGAAGCCGATCCCCACCTTTACGTACAACGCTAGCAAGGAGTACGCTAACTTCTTTCGTGCCGTCATCGAGTGCTGCCATGCACATGTTGACGTATTTAACTATGTGCTGTCGATGCATGCCGACGAGACTGCCGACGGCGATGGCACGGCAGACGGCGTTAGCGTGTACTTGACGCACGGCTGGCATACTGCCGACAGCTACGCTGCCTTCGTCGCTGCTTTGCGGCAGTTGCCGGACGAGTTGCCTGACGGTTACTTGTCCGTCAACATATTCCCGCAAGGCGGCGAGCCTATGCTAAAGTTGTGGTTCGACTAGGCGGCCATGCCGCCATGTGCAGCAATGTTTCATTCAGTCATGAGTGAATGAAAGAATGAATGATAGAGTGACTGAAAGAAAGAATGAATGAAAGAAGTCAGCACCTCATAGTCATAGTGACTGACTGAATTCAAGCAGATATAATCTACTGAGCTTCAGTAGACTGCATCATTCAGTTCTGCATTGATAGAGTGAATTGCTGTTGAGACTGAGCATTCAGTTATGCTGACTTGAATTTGAGGGATGAATTTCATTCATTCAGTTATTCAGTTCTGTTTTTCAGTTCTGTTATTCATAAAAGGGTTGAATGAACGCCGGGCTGCCATCCTGGCAGCCCTGCCATCCTGGCAGCCTCCCCTCCCCTGCCAGCCTGTCATGCCAGCCTGTCATGCCAGCCTGTCATGCCAGCCTGTCATGCTAGCCTGTCATGCCGTCATGCCGTGCGTGGCATGGTATTTGCTATGTGGTCGCAAATACCTGTAATATAAGGACTTGCAACAATCGCAAAAAAAAGTCGGCCGTCATGCCGTGCGTGGCATGGTATTTGCTAGCGCATGGCACATTGGCAGTGTGGCTAGCGTAACAAACAGCCATCCGCAAGTGCTTGTCGTGCAAAGACTTGCGCGCATGGCCCAAAACGTTACCATGTCGTAACAGTAAGGCCGACCAGCCATGCGATGCACTATAGTGCAGCGAAAATATTTATTGGCCGTAACCCGTTGCGATATAAGGGCTTGCGACAATCGCAAAAAAAAAGCAGGCCGTCATGCCGTGCGTGGCATGGTATTTGCTAAGGTGGGGTCGTCGGACAACAGCCCCTGCCACGTGCACGGGCTACCCGCGCATGGTGCGCGGGTCGTCCGGCAAGCACAGTATGGCAACGCAACGTAACAACCCGTCCCCTGCCACGGTCCCTGCCGTGCCCCCTGCCGCCGCCAAGGCGGCCCCTGCCACGGTCCCTGCCGTGCCCCCTGCCGTGGCGACTGCCGCCGCCGCCGTTACGGTACCCGCCGGCGACGTTGGCGTCGCCCTTGCTGCTGGCGTCGTTGCCGTCGTGCACGGCGTCGCCTTTGTGGTGCCGGTCGCAGGCAACTACCGGGCGCCGCGTGGCGCCAACGTTGGCTGGCCGACCGTGCCTGCCGGTAGTAGCGTCCACGCCTGCGCCGCCGTGCAACTGGCGACGGCAACCGCCGCCGCCAGCGACGCTACTATCGTCGTGCATAACGTCCCCGCCAAACCGGGTTGTAGCACACCCGGCGCACGTGCGGGGCACTATATTGCGCGCCCGTATACGGGCGCACAACGTTGGTCGTTGCACCCTACCGCCCCTAAGGCGTAGCCCTTAGGGTGGGGGCGGGGGCGGTCCCCCGCCCCCCACCTGGCAAATAGTACGACACGACCGGACGCCCAACCGCGCCACCTACCTCATCCAGAATATGCTTTCAAAAGTTGATCTACCTTTGACCATAGTAAAGATCACATCCAGTCAGCCAGCCAACTAGTCAGCCTCTCAGCCCCTCAGCCCCTCAGCTCCTCAGCTTCTCATCCTTACTAGCCTCACTGATCTGGGTTCCACGGTACTGATAGACTCAGCCCGACTCAGCCCGACCCCGCTTTCACGCTATGGGTTATCGCTCTTTACCTGTCACCCCGCTTTCACGCTATGAGTCATGGCCATCACTTGCCTAGAATCTTGTAGTACTAGGTATGCATCCTAGTGGCGTAGTCTACTATCTGTACGGTGGCCCCCAGGACGGTGGGTCATTCATCTTGGAGGACGAACTCACGGAAATCTCGGTTCCTTCAAGTTGTGGTAAGTATCACAAGTACAAGGTATATGTACATGATGGCGCGTACTATGGAAGGTATTGTGGATTGCACTACCTAGAGGATTATCTGTAGTCAGATAATCATCAATCAGTAAGGTATTGCAAATGAAGATTATCGTACTCAATGGGCCACCCCATAGCGGTAAAGACACTATCGGCACCATGCTTGCCCGGTGCAGTGATGGTGTGTATCTGTTCAAGTTTGCCAATGCGCTCAAAATAATGACTCACAGAGCGCTTGGTTTGGATGGTTACTATCCGGACTTCTTCGAAGAATCCAAAGATAGCGTGCTGCCGGCTTTTCATAGCGTCACCCCTCGTGAAGCGTACATTGCTATGTCTGAGGGTTTCGCCAAGCCGTTGTTCGGGCAAGGGTATTTTGGTAAGCGTCTCGCTGATGAGATCAAACAATGCTTGCTGCGCTGTCATTCAATCGGCACGCCGATGCAGTACGCTGTAGTGACTGATGGTGGGTTCAAGCATGAGGTCAAAGAATTAGCTGACGAGTTTGGTAATGAGAATATGCTACTGTGTCATATCTTTAAGGCAGGCTGCTGGTGACAGCCGCCGCTACGTAAGATGCAGTGGCATCAAGAAGATCGACATCGACAATGGACAGAGCATCAAAGCCCTTAGAGAAAGCCTCGCGCAAGCATTGGGCTCAGTACAGAGTTTCAAAGGTCTTGCAGAAAGAGTCCGATCCGGCGGCTAGGATTGCGAGTCAGGTATTACGTCTGCGTGCTTTCATTCCGAAGAGGCTGAATCAATATCTCAAGGGCGTTGACCTGAGGCTAACAGGCAACGGCTTCTTGCAGCTTGAATACGCGCTGCATCTTTTCACGAGAGAGTGCTCCGACTACTACAAGCACACTGAAGTGATTGATGCAGTACGCACTTTGCTCAACCGTACTCGTCAGCTTGTGAAGAGCAGCAGGATGTTTAAGATCAGAGAGTCTTACATCGAGGTGCTGCCTGGGTCAGAGGAGCTTGTACTCAATCTGAAGCAGGCGCGGGCTGGGCTGAAGGCGTGCACCGAAATACGGGACATTGGCTGGATAGGCGGTGACGTGATTAAACACGTTATTGAGCAGTTTAAGAGGCTCGTGCGCGCCTGTCACCGCATCGAGGACGCAAACCTCGATCTTAGCCAAGATAGGGCTAACTCAGGTATAGTATGATTAGCCTACCTGTGTGCAAAGACTACGAGATAGGCCGAATCTCACAACCGCAACTTGGGGCCAGTAGCACATGATTACCGTCACGACGTTTGCGATTGGGAACAGGTACATCAAAGAGCTTCCCGGTTGGGTAAAGTCCATCAAGCAGCATTCCAAGCCTGTGATGATGATCGTCGGTCTTGCAAAGCCGGGCGAGTCAGTCATCGACGTTTACGTCCAGCGAAGCGACTCGGACAAGGTTGCTCACATCTATGAGTTTCGTCCTCCGGTTAACGGCAAGCTGCTGACTAACTGGAACAACATCGGCTTCCTAAAGCCGTGTTGGATCAGCGCAGTGCTTGATTCCGACTACTGCACCGACACAGTGCTTTGGACTGACGTTGACTCAAGAACCCGTGGCGATCTGAACCTCGTAGTACACGATCTTGACGACTGCGACCTAGGCTTGGTGTACAACGTCAATCACTGGATGGCTGGCACCATTGCTGCCCGTCGCACGCCTGAGAACTACGAGTGGTTCAAAGACTGGGGTACGGCTTGCATCAAGAAGATGAAGCCTGTCCAAACCAACTGGCACAATAACGACCAGACTGTGATGCAGAACATGATTGCGAAGCTGCAAGCTCCGCCAATCATCGACCTTGGAGTCAAATGGGCTTCCTTGCCGCCCGCTCTTGTTGGCGATAAGAAGAACCCTGTGCTGGTAGCGCCATCTGATGAGAACGCTATTGTTTGGCACTGGCAGGCTTCAAGAGGCGAAGTGCACGGTTGGAATTGGCCTCCTGAAGAGCGCTACAGGAAAGTTTGAATAAGACCATCTAGCAGTATAGGTCATGCATGACCAACCCTCCACTTGGCGTTGACGGCTTCTATATCATCCACTTCAAGAATGGCAATAGCGTTGTTGTTATCAAGAATGGTGATTCCTTCGTTAGTGGCAACCTCGAATCGTTCGATTCCGATATCCCGGAGTCGATTGTGAGAATCAATAACGATGAGGTTACAATGATTGAGCAAATTGGTAGGGCACATTACGAAGCGCTCCGCGAGGCGGCTACGATGCATCGCAAGATGCGTGAGCTTCAAACGGTTGTCAACTTCAAGCAGATGTATGCCCATGCTTCTAACATGGGCATTGTTAGCGGCAATCAAACGCCCGCTCCAATCCAGGCGTCAGCGCCCCCGCAAGCCAAGAGGGCCGAAGAGCCATTCATGACTAACATTCGTCCTGCTGCTGTTGGCAGCAAGACGATGGATGGTAAAATCATTAACCTGCCGCTGAGGAAATGATTTCGATCGAAACAACGACGGCCTTCATCAGTCAGATATCTGCGCAGGCGAAGGAAAACCCTCACGTCTTGCAGATCGTTTCTGACTTTGCTAGGGCAGAGCCGAACGTTGTCGCTCTGATCGCAACTGCACTGGCGAACTCGGATGTCTTCGACAACCCTGTTTCGTCAGCCGTCTTCGCTCTTGCCATCTATGAGAGGCTCCGTATCAGCCAAGAGCAGGCAGACCAACTCAAGGGGCAAATGAAGTGAGGCTGAACCGTAAAGAGAAGGACGCGCTCGGCCTTAATGCCGTTCGCAAGTGCAACAAAGACTGCTACTTCTTCAAGAATGGCGGTACTGGCTGCACGTACTACGAACAGCAGAAGGTGGTGTTTGGTGAATCGTGTCTGCACGACATGATGCACCTGAAGAACTACGCCGACGCTTTTGCGACCGGCGACCTTGACTTTGTCAAGAAGGACGCCTCTGAAGTCACCGCGATGTTGATCATGCAAATCAGGCGTATGCTTGAGCAGGTCAACATCGAGGGTGTGACGATCGAAGAGCCGATGCTCGACGCCAAAGGCCAGCCCATTTGGATTCCTGATCCCAACTGGCGTCCTGAGCACGGTACGAGGCGTGATATGGTGGTCGCCATGCGTAAGAGCGACCATCCTCTGATTCAGCGCTGCATCCAGCTTGCGCGGTCAGTTGGAATCAATCTCGGCGACTTTAAGCTCACTCCCAAGAGTGCTGATGAGAAGCGCAGCGTAAGTGGTCACATCATTGTCGAGAACCCTGCTACCATTGAGCAGGTTATGGCCGATAGAAAGAAGATCGAGGACAAGTTCCTCGATGCTGTTAACGCCGGTACGCAGATGACTCTTAACGATCCTGTGTACCAAGAGCTGTTGAAGAGCGGCGAGATAGTCAACTAGCATCTATTCATTTGATGTCATACTCATACTAATGGGTGATGACGTCAAACGATATCCCGACTAGCACGTTTGCTAGCATCACGCACATTGCGCGTGAAACTGGTATCACGAAAGAAGTAGTTGAGGAGATCCTCAACTGCTATGCTAGGATGATCAAGAACGCGCTGCGCAATGAGCTGCCGTTCGTTCTTAGAGGCATCGGCAAGATCTATTTTCGGTATACACGTAGACCGTATATCTCTGATAAGAGTAGCAGCGACAAAAGCATCCAGGCTGAGCGCGTGCATCGCGAAGTCACATTCGCACCGCTGGATGAGATGAAGGGCGAGTTCAACGGCTGGGTGCACAACATGGGCATTGAGAACAACCACTCAAGAACCCTGTTGAAGCTGAAGATCCGACCTGATGAGCTGAGCAAGCTTATCAAGAAGCGGACGTTGGACGACCAGCGTTCTCTGGGCTTTAGGTCTGAGCTGCTCTTCGATGAGCTTCCCGATGCTGAGAAGTCGGTAGCTGGAGAACTTGGCAAGTCGCCATCAATCGAAGAGATTGCTATCAGAATTGGCAAGATTCTACGCGATGACTGAGCCACACATCAACTGTCATTGGGAGAACTGCTCTAAGCGGGCAACTATTCAGCTCTTTAGCTCAGATGAAAAACAGCAGGCTTGGCTCTGCTCTGAGCACCGCCGAGCTGCTATGGTTAACCTTGAGCAGTACAATGCATTCTTTGCGCCGAAGACTAAAAAGATGCAGGGCGCTAGACCAGGCGCACCGCCGCCGATGGCCCAGATAACACCATCGGCACGCCCAGGTCAGCTAGATAGCAACCAAACGTGGGAGCAGAAGGCTGCACGGCAAGCGGACGCTGCTGCAAAGCCTGTCGAACAGCCAAAGCCTGAGCCGCCAAAGCAACCAGCGCAGCCAAAGCGCATCAGCCACATCCCGACACAGCCTAAGAAGGTATGAGAGTACGGCTTGGAAAGAATGTCACGGGCAACTTCCGCAAGACGGTTGAACGTGAAATCATGAAGTTCAGAGGCGATCACTACCTCTGGCACAAGCATATCACCGGCATCAACTTGAACCCGCACCAAGTCCATTGGATGAATGAGATGGACGAGAAGGGTGATAGCCACATGCTGATTGGAAGCCGCCGTATTCGTAAGTCGTTCACAGTTTCGGCTTACTTTCTTGAGGAGGCAATGTGCCTGCCATACAGCGAAGTCAACGTTCATAGCCCTGCCATTGAGCAGAGCAAGCGCAACCTGCGCTACATGAACGATATGGTGATGAATTCAGAGATTGCCCTCGCATACCTTGATGAACGCCTCGGCGACGGTATCGGCAAGGAGCACATCGAATTCATGAATCGAAGCCTGATTCAAGCCAAAGGTCAGGCGTCATCAGTTGACGGTCTGGGCGCAACGCACCAATGGCTTGAAGAGTTCGATGATATAGATTGGGAGTCGTTCCTAACCCGCATCTACCCGACTGGCTCGCAAATCAAAGATCAGCATGATTATGGATGCCATAGTGCCTGCCTGCGCGTTATCACGGGCACAATCAAAGGCATCGGCAACATCTACAAGATTGAGCACCCAGAGGAAATCAACGGTAGCGTCAAGCTGAGGTTCAATGTGCTGCCCAAGTTCAACGCTTGGCATGGCGTTGCAATGGGCATCATTCCTGAGAACGACATCAAGTTGTTCCAGGCAATGTCAACGCCGCACCAGTTCGCAAGAACCTACTTGGTGCTGTACGTTGAATCAAGCTCGTTTTACCCCGATAGATGGCTGCGTAACTGCGCCGACAACGAGTACACTCCGATCGATATAGTTCTCGATCCGAAGATCACATACCAGGCAAGAGGTGATGTGACCATTGGCATCGACTGCGCTGGCGCAGGTTCCGGAGAGGATGCGTCGTCATGGTCTGTTACGTTCACAGAGAAAATTAACAATCAGGTGTTTTGGCTCCACTCACAAGAGTGGGGTGCTAATTCGCGTCCTGAGACCATTATCACCGATTTGGTGAGGTTGATTGCATTTTTCAGACCAGTTGGCGGGTTTGGCGACGCCTTCGACACCGCATTTTTGTATGATCTCAATCGAGCGCTGCACGATAACGGTCTGACTAGGATCGATGTACGTAGGTATGAGAATAAGCAAGGCAAAGACGGCTGGGATGATTGGTACATAAAGCCGCTGCGCTTCACAGGCCCGCAAAAGCACTTGATGCATGAGAGAATGCAGAAGTACGTGTATGGGTGCATGTTTCGCTACCCGGCGATTGTCGATGATGACAGCCGCTACACGATTGTGCAGAAGATGTTAAGCCAGTTCGGCAATATCAAAGCTGAACGAATTCCTGGCGGCTACAACAAGTATTCGATGCTCAACAACAAGTTGGGCGATGACGTTGTCGATAGTTGTATTGCATCAGTCTGGGCTCAAGAAGAGATTCAAGGTATCATACTACCGGCGGGCGGTTGGGTGCCTCAAATGGGTATCGCCGACCGCAAGTCGTTCGAGAAGCTTGGTCCCAAGTTCTTGTACGACTCTAGAAAGTACAACAAACCAGATTCGCTGAAGGGAATCTACGACTTGCTGAAAGACTAAAATGACCAAGCTCACGAAAACAAATAAGGTGCTTGTCGAAGATCCCAAGGGTAATCCTTTGATCGTTGATAAAGACGCTCCTGTGCAAGAGGTGTGGGTCAATTCTGGGGGATCGTTCAACACGACCCCACTGATGATCAACGTCGGTTTGCAGCCGTTCAAGCTGCCTGAAGCCAACCGTCAGCAGCTTCTAGATGAGGCATACCGTCTTTGGAAGTTCGACCCGCTTGGCGGCAACATCATCCACACAAGTTCGTACTTTACCCTTGGTCGCGGACTCATCTTTGAGTTCGATGATAAAGTGGCTCAGTACTACGCAGTTAAGTTCTTCAAAAAGAACAAGCTTGAAGTGAGGCTGCGTTCTGCATCAGATGAATTGAGTGCATTCGGCGAAGTCTACATGTGGCTGAGGCCGAAGAAGGCTGAGACCAAGATCGGAAACCGTGTTATCTGGCGACCGGGTGACACTCAAGTCACTTTCATCCCGCCACAGAACATCAGTAACATTGAGACTGCTGAAGAGGACGTTGGTGACATCTACAACTACATTTTTGAGTACTCCGAGGGTGACTATAAACAGCGCACCCGCACAATCCCGGATATCTCGAAGTATGACTACGAAAGCGATGCCGATGAAACCGGCTGCGTCGTTCAAATTAAGCTGAATTCGGGCAATATGGACGTTTTCGGCCAATCTGACTTGATTCCCATCAAAGAGTGGTTGGACAACTACCAAGAGTTCCTGCGCGACGGCGTTGTCATCAACAAGCTGTATCGTTCACCGTGCTTTGACATCAGTATCAAGGACGGTACGCCAGATGAAGTGTCGGCAGCCATTTCGCGCTACCGTGGGTGGTCGATTGGCTCGAATCCTGTCCACAATGACCGCGAGGAGTGGAAGATTCTTGAGTTCAAGGGGCCGGCGTCGCATAACGAAGAGGCTCGTCGTGCCATCTTGCTGATTATTGCCGCTGGCGTCAATTTCGCAGAGTTCATGCTTGCTGACGGCAGCAATAGCAACCTTGCGACATCGAAGACGCAGCAATTGCCTGTCATCAAGAAGTTTGAAGACCGGCAAGACCTGTGGGCGCACTATATGATGATGGTCTTCCAGTTTGTACTGACCGTCAAGTCAAAGTATGGCATCAACTCTGGTTTGACCATTGAAACCGACGACGAAGGGGATGCAAAGCCCTTCACTGGCAGAGTTGAGTTCCCCACCATCTCGCAGGACAAGGATCTTGAGGTTGCGCAAACCAACAAGCTCGGACTCGAAGGCGGCTACTTGTCGCCGCGCACTGCTGCTGCTAGATTGAACTTGAACTACGATCGTCAGCTCGATGAGATGGATCGTGACATTCAGAAGCAGTCAGAGATCATGCAAAAGAAGGTCGATGTCGGTATGGTGCTCGATCCCACCGAACCTACGCCAGATGAGGCATCGAAGTCTGAAACTGCGCTTGCAAACGCTGCTACAGCGGCGAGCGAGCGTGAATCAAGAGCTGGCGACGTTGAAATACGCCCTCGGCGCGATAGAAGCCGTGAAACAGGCGGGAGTCGTTCCAGTTGATGTTTAGAATTGGCGGTAAGCTATACCGCGAGCACTACATGTGCTTTCACTTCCATCGGGAGAATATCTACTCAGCTTGGCAGTTGATCGGAATGTACTCGGCCTATCACAAGGATGCTAGGTCGAGATACATCTTCGATTATAAGTATTTCGAGAAGCACTTCAATAAAGAGTGCGAAAAAGCTGGCGATCTGTGCGGAACAGAAGATTTCTTGCTGAGTTGGCGTCAGAAGCATATTGAGCTGAATAGCGTCATTTCGAAGACTGTGAAAATCTGCAATGGCTTTATGACTCCTAATTCCAATCTTCAAGAAATGTGCAATCAGTATCTGGGAACGAGGGATCCTGTGAAGATGGCGAAAGTGGCCATCATGCTTAGGAGTCCAGGAAGATTCTATCCGATTGTTTTTGATAATAGGATTTACCGCGATGAGCGCGAACACCTAAAGAACGCGAACGAGATATGAGTTCAACAGAGCAGAATATCGGTTTCGAGCTTCTTTCGCACAATGTCAGTGAGATCACTGACAAAGATGTGTGGAAGACGTCTGATGGTGTTATTGCGCTCAACGATGACGTTGTCCAAGAGATGACTAAGGACGACGAGAATCCATTCTTTGTTGAGTTTGTCGGCCTCTATGAAGGCTTGAGCAACAACGATAGAATCTACACCGCACCGGCTGTCAAGTCGTGCGTTGACGCCATGGTAGGCGTGAACATGTACAAGGGCCATGAAGAGCCTGGTACGCAGAGCTGGAAGTACCGCGAACCTGTCGGTAGAATCATCGCTGCTAGAGAGCAGGTAATTGACGTCGAAGGCAAGAAAGTACTCGCCGCCATTGGAAAGGCTTACATCTCTAATGCAGATGGCAAGCTGCGTAATGACATCAAGAAGAAGATGGCTGGTAGCGTTTCAATCCTTGGCACTGCCAGGATGACTAGAACGGGTACTGAGACTACCCGAAACGTTACCCATCTTGTGAAGCCTTTGAAGAGTGTGGATTTCTGCAATCCGGGTGCAGGCGGTCTAGTTCACGCTGGAGTGACAGCTATTGTATCTGAGATGGTAGTTACCACAATTGGAACTGAAACCATAACTGAGGACACGATGACTAAGAAGCTCACCAAGGAAGAGCTGCTCGCCGAATACAAGACCGAAATTATGGCTCTTGTTGGTGAGCAGTCGGCGACTGAGATTCAGGAGATCGCGAATTCGACTCGTGAACTGGTGCGGGAGCGCGAAAAGTTCAAGGATGAGAAGGCGGCGATGGCTGCTGAGGTCGCTGAGATGCAGGCTGCTGTTCAGTCCGCTAAGGACGAGTCAACTTCATGGCAGAGGCGTTTCGAAGACGAGCGTAACGCTCGAATCGAAGGCGACCTGAAGGTTTACATGGCCGAGCAGGTTGTTGAGATGAAGGCCAAGCCCGGCAATGACGCCAAACTGGTTGATGTCGCTATGAAGCGCGTCACTATTAAGGTTGTCGAGGGCGACCTGGAGAAGAGCAAGGCGGCTTTGAGTGACGGCATGGGTGCCGCTTACGCCGAGATCGCCGAACTGGCTGAGATGGTCGGTGGCGAGCGCGCCACTGCCGCTCGTCGCACACACACCGATAACCCGCCCGCTCGTAAGGGTGGCGCGAAGCTTGATACCATTTTGGCTTCAAGCATCGTTGATGCACGCGCCAAGCGTGCTGGCAACTGATCACAGTAGGAGAAACATCAAATGGCTAAGAACTTTCGTCAGCAGGGTAACTCGATCACGATCAGTGGCGTGACGAGTGGTACAATCGTGGGCGGTAGCCTCTACCGTCGCACGGGTAGCGCGGCGACCGGCAGAGCCTGGATCGGTGTTGTCGAGGATGACATCACTGGTTCAACGGTCCAACTGACTACGCTGGACGGTCGTCCGATTCAGATCGGCGACGGCGTTGCAGCTGAGTCACAGACGGGCACCGGCAAGGGTGACATGACCATCGCGGGCGTGTTTACCTTCCGCCTGCCTGCTTCCGGTACGCTTGTCGTTGATGGCGACCCGCTTTGGGCGCAGTTCACGAGCAACGTGGCCTCGGGCGTCACCGATAACGTCATCGGCGATGTTTGGATGGGTGCCATCAGTGGCGCTCTTGTCGGGTTCGCGGTTGGCGGTAACTACACGGCCACCACGGTCCCCTTCACTGGAATGAACGTGGTTGACGTCAAGCTCACCGGCTTGCCGCTGCACGGTCTGGCTGCGATCGCCCCCGCGACGCTGGCGTGATCTAACAAAAGAGGACAACTCAGATGGGCAAGCTTTTCAAGGATAATGTCAACTTCCGCAATGGCCAGATGGTCATTGAGGAAGATGGTCAGGTGCAGGAAATCATCGCGACTTCCGACACCAAGCAGTTCTTCACGACTGCGGTCAATGAGTTCTTCATGCAGAACGATAACTCTGCCGACATCGGTTGGCAGGACATCTTCCGCGTGATCCCTGGCCGTGGTCATGGTGAACTGTTCCCCTTCCGCCCCTCACAGGTGGTGACGCAGCTTTCAGGCGCTAACGAGCCGGCTACGTTCAACGCCGCTGAGGATGCGGCCTCGGCTGGTGCTTACGGCATCATGTTCACCGAGGTTGGTGAGAACGGCGAGATCAAGTTCAACCGAGTCACGTCGGCTGAGAAGTACGTTCGTCACGTCAAGTACGGCGCTGCTATCGGCTACTCGAACGAGTGGTTCACCGATGGCCAGATGGGCCTGATCGAGATGGTGACGGAGGACTTCCGTTCGGCTGCGAATGACAAGATGGCCGCCATTCACTATGGCGCTATCTTGGCGTCGGTCAGCTCTGGCCTCAGTGGCACGACTAGCTTCAGCGGCACGGGTACGTCAAACGTGGCGAAGATGATCAACACGTTGAATGAAGCTTCAACGACCATGCGCCGCAACCGTCACCGTCCTGACGTCCTGCTGGTCCCGCCGGAGTGTGAGCCTCTCGCCAAGCTGGCCATGACCACGCCGGGCGACTTTGGTGTCGGTAGCGCTGCGCGCAACGAGGTGACTGGCCGCATGAGGCTGATCGTGACGGAGTACATCCCGTCTGGCACGGCCTACATGATCGAGTCCAAGAAGCGCCTCATCAGCACGAACCGCTTGCCGCTGAGCCTGGGTAACTTCCAGGATCTGCTGCATGATGCGGAGGTGATGGTTGGCAAGTTCCGTCGTGGCGTCCTCGTCGGTGAGGCTGCTGTGATCAGGGGCTTGTCGAGCATCCCGACGACCGTTGTGTCGGTGAGCGATTTCTGATACCGTAGTTAGAAGAGCCAGCCCTGCCGTCAAACCACACACGGCGGGGCTGGTTTGTTTTCGTAGCTTCATTATGAAGTGCTTCTAATAGCTATGCTTGAATGGTAGTCACTATCAGTAAAAGCTAGAACGAAAATGACTCATAACAAAATCAAGATTCTGTTCATGTCCGATTGGGGTGACACCGGCTTTGGTACTGTCGGTCGTGAGCTTTGCGCTAGGCTCGCTTCGATGGACACTTTCGAGGTGCACTATCTTGGGTGGCACGCCAACCCAAATCACCTTGAGCAAGCCCGCTCGATGGGCATTCATCTGCACACAACGCAGTTTTGGACTGGCGAGGACCAGTTCGGCAAGAATAGCTTCAATGCTATCATTGACAATGTCAAGCCAAAGGTGGTTCTGACGCTTGGCGACCCGTGGATGACTGACCATGTGGCTGTTTGCAGGGCG